TATGAATGCAGACAGCACTGCCCCAACAGATATTAAAATTATAGTGGAGTTTGCTACGCCAGAAGGCAGCGGAACCCAGCAGTATGCCAGATTCAAGACTCACCTTCTATCTACTACAAGTGATTTTGCTAATAACAGATATTTTGTTGTAAGCAAAAGGCTGGAAGAGTTAGACAAAAGCTCAGAGTTTTCCTGGCAGGGAGCGAGCGTAGTTAAGATTTATGCATCTGCCATAAGCGGAGGAGACTTCTCATCAGACTACTACATAGCACTTGACGCTATGCGTGTAGAAAACCTGAACTCCGTAAGCCCAGTCTATGGACTAACAGGGTACACAGTAACAAAGACAGACTCAGGACTCCCAATCTTAAAGGCACCAAACACTGCCAACCTTGTGGAATTTAGATTTGCAATGGATGTAGCGTAATGGCCGATAGCAATATTAAAAAAATCATTATTCGTCAGTCAGAGCTGCCGCCTCTAAACACAGATGAAGAGAAGTATGTTGTAAGATTTAGGATAGTGTCGGAAGACAAGAACAGGGTTTCTCACTGGTCACCACAGCACCTTCTTGAGCCAAAGCCACTTGAGATTGCCGAGGACGACAGGATCTCTGTCACTAGTGGCAATGGACTATTGGCTATATCTTGGGAAGAGCTTGAGCCAGGATCAATCGCACCTTATGATGTGTGGGTTGCTTGGGGTACGCAGTCTGGAAGCACTGGCTTGTCAGAGTTTAAAGCTACTGTAGCTGGAAACTATGTCACTATACCAATCCCAGATGGAAAGGTTTCTGCACAAGTCTTTATTCAAAACATGACTGTGCCAAGAAAGCAGCTGCCGTCCTTAGTTGTTGCTCAGACTAGCGTGCTAGACTTGAATGTGGTATAATTAAACCATGGCCATTATTCCACTACCAGAGCGAGGACAACCGCTAGACCTTGCATATGTCTATCAGCTAGCTAATGCTATCAATGATCTGTCTGCACAGGTATCTCCATCTACTGCAAAGTATACAACAATTGATACTGCAGTTGGTAAACAGACCCTAAGGACAGCTGACTCAAAGGTTCTTGGCGGTATTATCCCAGTGACCAACAACAGTATTGTTACAGCTGGTAACGAGCGATCATTCTTTTATGACTTTCCAGCAGACTTTAAATACGCACCGATTGCAACGGCAACGGCAGTAAATATCGGAGACACCCCAGCAGGTAAAAATGTTACAGTAATTCTTACTTCAGTAAGCAATGCCAGAATTGAGGGCATTGTTAGATTTGGAACATCTGGTGAGGTATCTATTTCTGTTAACTTAATCGCAATTGGTGTGCCTAACTAGTAGGAACCCATGGCTCCCAATCCAAAGCGTGGGTATAGGACTCGTGAAGAATATAACGAGGCCCCAATAATTCCTGGAAATAAAAAGGTATGGTTTTTAAATGGAGATTTGGTACGGGTTCATCATCTTAACAGGTCTAATGGAATTATGTCTGTTTATAATATTATTCAAGATAGAATTGAAAGCTGTCTTATCTCGGACTTTAAAAAGAATAGAAAACGTGCGTACACTGTTGGTGAAACAGCAGACCTAGTAAACAGACACAAGAAGTATATGCCAAGTCTAATGAAGCGTGGAGTTATTCCTCATCCAACTGGATCACAAAAGGGAGGACAGACGGCGTGGCAAGTAAGAAGTTATTATTCTGAGACACAGGTGAGAGAAATTCGTGATATACTAGCTACCTACCATATGGGAAGACCTCGCAAAGATGGACTTATCACTAATGATATAACACCATCCAATCAGGAGTTGACAAGGCGTATGGGCGATGGTATACTGACTTATACGAGAACAGAAGATGGGAGATTCATTCCAGTTTGGTCTGAATCAATTTAAGAGAGAGAATCGGGTATGAATAACGAAGACACCAGGGTAAGGGTAGCACTTGGCTACACCCTAAATCTAGGAAATTTTCAGTCATTGCGTATTGACCTAGAGATTACAGATAGCAAGCGTGAAGGCGAGAATACAGATCAGGCATTTACCAGAATCTACGAGTACGTAGAGACTAAACTGTCAGAGAAGGTACAAGAGGCCTCTGCGGAGCTAGAGAGTAAGTAATGGCTGATCGCAAGGAACGTTTTGCCTTGCTGAGTCGCTACAGTAAACTTCATACTGCAAGGTATGAGGAAAGACCGCAAGTCAATTTAAATGTTGAGCAATGGGCAGCAGATGCCTTAGTTGACTCATACGGTTTACAAGAATGCTACGATCTGCTAGAATATTATTTTAGTGTAGCACCAAGTCCCAACTGGAAATACTTTGCACATTATGCTCAGGATATTATTAATCGTCAGCAACAGTATAAGCAGGATCTAGAAGAGCGTAAACAACGCAGACAACAAGCGAAGAAGTGGTTAAGTGAGTAATACAGAATCCAAACTAATATCAGCTGTCCTTAAGGATAAGCAGGTCCACGTGCTGCTTCAGGCAAACGTAGACAATCTGATGTCAAGCCACGGAGATATCTGGCAATTCATCAGAACATACTTTGAAAAAAATGGTGCTACCCCACCAGTAGATTTAGTCGTAGACAAGTTTAGAGACTTTCACCCAGAAGAGGGTGTCGGAGCTACGAAGCACCACCTAGAAGAGCTTCAGTCAGAGTTTATGCATAACAGTCTTAAAGAGGTTCTAAGAACTGCTGCAGGCGACATTCAGGCTAATAAAACTACAGAAGCACTAGAAATGCTAATCTCTAAAACTGCAGAGCTCAAGAAAGGCTCAGCAGCAATTCGAGATATTGATGCCACAGACCTAGAGTCTGCAGTTGCATATTACGAACAACAGAAAGAGCTTGCAGAACTTGGCATAACTGGAATTAAGACTGGCCTACCAGGCTTTGATGACTACCTTCCAGCTGGCATTATGCCAGGACAGCTTGGAGTATTCCTAGCTTATCCAGGTATTGGTAAGTCGTGGCTATCCCTATACTTTGCGGTACAGGCATGGAAACAGGGCAAGTCTCCAATGGTAGTAAGTCTTGAGATGAGCGAGACAGAAGTTCGTAACCGTGTATTTACGATTATGGGTGATGGTCTATTCTCACACCGTAAGCTAAGCTCAGGTCAGGTAGATCTAGATATGCTTAAGAAGTGGCATAAGGAAAAGGTACAAGGAAAGCCAGAGTTTCACATCATCTCAAATGACTCAGGTGGCGAGGTGACTCCTTCTGTTCTTCGTGGAAAGATTGACCAGTACAAGCCTGACTTTATTATCGTAGACTACCTACAGCTAATGTCTCCTAATCAAAAGGCAGATAGCGAAACTGTTAGGATGAAGAATCTTTCTCGTGAGCTTAAGCTTATGGCTATCTCAGAAGAGGTACCAATCATAGCTATCTCCTCAGCGACTCCAGATGACGTTACAAAGCTAGATACCGTTCCAACCCTAGGTCAGACTGCCTGGAGCCGTCAGATAGCCTACGATGCCGACTGGGTAATGGCTCTAGGGCGTGGACCTAACTCAGACGTTATTGAGTGTGTGTTTAGGAAGAACCGTAACGGATTTATGGGTGAGTTCTTTGTGCAGGCTGACTTTGATAAAGGTTACTATAAGTACAAAGATTTTGAAGATAACTAGTATAATGGTTGTATGAGTTACGTACATCATAGGCCTATTAAAAGGTTTAGCCTAGAAGGAATCATCCATGATGATTCTCAGATCATGCGTCTGAAGGCTGAATACGTTAGGCTATTATGGACAAGCATGCGAATGTCTGGATATGTTCCAAGATTGGATGTTGACTTAGACTTCACAACAAGCTATAATGAAAAAGCACAATATTTTGAATTTGAATTATCGGTATATGGAACTTATTTAGGGAAAAGAAAGAGCGAATGGATACTAGGACTAGACGGATCAAGAGCGATACATACTCACCAGATCAAATCAAGCGTGTACTCACAGGCAGCGGCCTCACAGTAGAGACAGAGATTGATACTGACTATATCCTGTTTTGCCCATTTCACCCAAACCATAGAACTCCAGCAGGAGAAGTAGATAAATTTAAAGGTACCTTCTTTTGCTTTTCTTGCCACCATGTGGCTAGCCTTACAGAGCTGGTTATGCATGCAACAGGCAGATCCTACTTCGAGTCAATTAGATTTATTAAGGCTAGAGAACAGCAGACCAATATTCAAGAAGATGTCGCCAAAGCTTTGGTAGTAAAGCCAGACTATGTTCCATACGACAAGGAAGTTCTTCTTAGGTTAAACAATGAAGCCTTGTCTAGCCCTAGGGCTTTAGAATATTTTGCAGGTAGGAGTATAACCAAAGAGTCTATGTCTAAGTTTAAGCTAGGATACTCCTCCAAGCAAGACATGGTTACTGTACCAGTCAGTGCACCTGACGGCATGCCAGTTGGTTTTGTGGGCAGGTCTGTAGAGGGCAAGGTTTTTAAAAATACTCCAGGACTACCAAAAGCAAAAGTACTCTTTAACTTGCATAGAGTTAGAAACGAAGATACGATTTATGTGGTAGAATCTTCTTTCGATGCAATTAGGCTAGACCAGTGTGGGCTTCCTGCAGTCGCCACCCTGGGAGCTAACGTGTCAAACCTACAAATAGACTTGCTACAAAAATACTTCAATAACATTTATGTTGTTGCAGACAATGATGAAGCAGGCGGTAACATGAAGACCAGGATCTATGAAAAGCTTAGTTCTCGTGTAACCGTGATTCAACTAGACAAACAATACAAAGATATAGGCGAAATGAATGACGACGAAATAAAAAAGCTCAACATATCGTTTGACAAGTCAATATCCGCCATGCTACA